TGCTCAACGCGTCCACGACGCCTACGTGACTTGGCGCCCCGACGGCATCTTCATCGACGGTGGCGGTGTCGGCGGTGGCGTAGTCGACCAATGTCGCAACCAGCGCCTGTTCGTGTGGGAAATCCAGTTCGGCGCCAAGGACTCCATCTCGGGGACCAACGTCGACACCAGCGGCGAGAAGTACGCCAACATGCGCGCCGCGATGTATGGCGCAGCCCGTGCGTGGCTCAAGACCGGGATGCTCCCTCAGTCACCCGAGTTGCGCACCGCGATGCTCGCCATCAAGTACACCTTCAACATCCGCGACGAAATTGTCTTGACATCGAAGGAAGATTTGCTTGATGAAAACCCGGACCTTGATCTTGATACACTTGATGCGTTTGTGCTCACCTTCGGCGGTCCTCTCAATCGTAACGCTTATGCTGGTGGCGATCACCCTCAGCCAGCTTTAGTGGAGACAGAATATGATCCATACTCGCCTGAACGTATGCTCGCGTGAGCCACAGCTGTGGTGCACCGTCGATCCCATCACCCTCACGGGGCTCGCTCTCGGTGCGCTCGGCGCGTTCGGTGGTGCAGCCGCAGCAGGTGCCTTCAGTGGAAGCTCAGCTCCAGCCGCACCACAGGCCCCAGCCCCGCCTGCGAGCGTAGCCCCACCGCAAGCCGTGCCACAGGCAAAGCCCAAGCCCATGCAACAGCCTTCGTTCGTCGGCGCAGCCGCAGCCCCAGTCGCAGGTGCCAGCGGCCAGAAGACATTGCTAGGCCAGTGACATGCCCATCGTTCCACGCTCACCCCTCGCCGACAACGTCGTCCCATTCCGTCCCCAGCTTCCTGAGCCATGGGCCCTTATGGCCGCAGCACAGATGCACTCCGAAGGCCGTCTGCTTGAGTCCGATGCAACCCCGACCGTTGATCTAGGTGCCCACAACGATTGGCGATCAAATGCCCGAAGTTGATATGACCGACCAATACAACACCAAACTCAATCCACAAGAGGAAGCTGCCTTTCAGCAATGGGCTAAGGACAATCCACGATTAGGTAACACCTATGACTACGATGCTCGCGGTTTCTGGAAGGCTGGAGCGGGCGCTGCTAAGAACGGTCACGGGAGCGATCAGTGGAAGAAGCCCAATCATCCGACCTTCTCAACGAACAGTCAATACAACGGCGTCGACGGTAACCAAGGTGGCACTTGGAACAAGAAATCCGACGGCTCTTGGGCATTCCAACCCGGCAAAACCAATATGCAGAACTTCTCACCTGACGACCTCAAAGACTACTTCAGCAAAGTAGAACCGGGTAACGCCCTCATCCTCCCGAGCACCCAATGAACGCACCAGCCAAGTTCCCCCAGACCGGTCAGCTTGAAGGCTCGGCCGACCTCAAGGCCCTAACATACTCTCAGGGCCGCCTACTTGGCCTCCGCGTCAACCGCTACTCATGGTGGACCCATTGGCGCGAACTCGCAGACTACTTCCTCCCGAGGAGATACAAATGGATCGTAACCCCGAACCAGATGGCGAGGGGCTCGCCGATCAACCAACACATTCTGGATTCTACTGGTGTCATATGTGCACGCAACTTAGCTTCTGGTCTGGTCAGTGGGAAATCTTCGCCGACACGGCCGTGGTTCAAATTACGTGTGGGTACTGTGGATTCCACCACCACTTCACCTGTGAGCTTATGGCTTGCGGAGTGCGAACGGATAATGTACCTTATCTTCAGTGAGTCCAACTTCTACAACTCCATCGCTCAGTTCTACTTCGACCTCGTGATCTTCGGCACCGCCACGATGCTCGTGTATGAGGACTACGAAAACGTCATCAACTGCATCAACCCCTGCGCTGGCGAGTACTACATTGACATCGATGGCAAGTACCGCCCGACAATCTTCTATCGGGAGTTCACCCTCACAGTCTCGGCCTGCGTGAATGAGTTCGGATATGAAAACTGCTCACAATCGATACGCTCGCTCTATGATGATCCTGCTGGAGCCAACCTTACGCGAGAACTTATTGTCGCGCATAGCATTGAACCTAACGACGATGGACGTGCAGCCGAGTTCGGATTCAGTTCAAAATTCGCCTTCCGAGAACTTTATTGGGAATGGGGTGGCTCCGCTTCCCCTCAAGGCTCTAACTTCCAGCCCCAAGGCTTCCTCCGAAAGCGCGGCTACTACTCCATGCCCAACATCTGCTGTCGATGGGACATAGTCTCCAACGACGCCTATGGCCGTAGCCCCGGCATGGATGCTCTGCCCGACCAGAAGCAGGTCCAACTCGAGACCCGCCGCAAGGCCCAAGCCATCGACAAGATGGTGAACCCGCCCCTCGTCGCTGACGTGCAGCTGAAGAACCAGCCCGCTTCGCTCCTGCCGGGCGGCATCACCTACATCCAAGGCATGATCGCCCATAACGGCAAGCCCGCGATCGCATCGATCTACGATACCCACCAATTCCCCGTCGGCGATATCTCCTCCGACCTCATGGAAGTGAAGCAACGCCTCGCCAAAATCTTCTTCAACGACGTCCTAATGACAGCGAGCCAATATGAAACGCGCAGCAACGTTACTGCGGTCGAGTGGGATATGCGCAAGTCTGAATCGCTCGTCGCCTTGGGTCCAGCGCTTGACCGGATCGACTACGAGGGACTCGGCCCAATTCTCGATCGCACGTTTGATATTGCGACGCGAGCAGGCATCCTACCGCCTGCGCCGCCTGAAATCCAAGGTCAGATGATCAACGTCGAGTACGTGTCGATGCTTCAGCAAGCGCAACGTGCTGCCGCTTCCGGCGGTATCGACAGACTGCTCGCTGTAGCCGGAAACCTCTTGGCCGCCAAGCCCGATGTTATGGACAACATCGATACAGATTATGCTCTTGACAAATACTCCGCGCTGTTGAACAATGATCCCAAGATCATTCGGAGTCCCGAAGCTGTGGCAGCAATCCGTGAAGATCGCGCAAAGCAGATGGCGGCACAGCAACAGGCCGAGCAGATCGCTGCGCTGTCGCAAGCGGGGAAGAACCTCTCAGACACCGACCTCGGTGGTGGCGTCAATGCCCTACAAGCCATGGGAGGCGTTAGCCCATGATCGATCTTGACAACATTCCTCGATACCATGTGTATCCGTTGAATGATCTTCGCGAACACGAGGTCGAAGATCACATAAGTTGTTGGTGCAAGCCCGCCATGAATGAGGACGGTGTCATCGTTCACAACTCCATGGATGGCCGCGAAGCCTTCGAGCTTGGTTTAAGGAAGCCCTCGTGATGGACAACGCAGCCGATCGCAAAGCCATACGTCAGAAGGAAAAGCAATCTCGCATTGCTGAAGCCTCGCGCCAGTCCGTATTGCATACGGTCATGTCCACAATCGAAGGCCGCACCTTCATCTGGGACTTCCTCGCCTCCTGCCACATCTTCACTACGACATTCACAGGCGACGCACTCACCTCGGCCTTTGCCGAAGGCGAGCGCAACGTTGGGCAGCGCCTGCTCTCCGACATCATGGTCGTCTGCCCCGACCAGTACATTCAAGCGATGAGGGAAGCAAATGAGCGACACCACAGTGACAACGCAAGAGCCGACGCCCTTGCCGAACGACGCGGCGGCGAGGAGTCCGACGGGCGAGATACTGGACGTGAGGCCGGAACCGACGACGGAAGCGAAGCCGACTACGACTACGACATCTACAGACAACGCTTCGACAACCGACCCGAAGTCAACTGAACCGAAGCCTGATGCCAAAGCTCCCGCCACCGACGCCACCAAGCCCACCGAGGCCACCGGTGCCCCCGAAAAGTACGCCGACTTCGCAGCCCCCGACGGCTACACCATCGACACCAAGCTCGTCGAAGCCGCAGCGCCAATCTTCAAGGAACTCAACCTCACCCAAGAGCAGGCCCAAAAGCTGATCAGCCTTCAAGCACAGACAATGATCGATGCGGCCAAGGCCCCACAGGCCGCCTATGAAGCCATGCGCCTTGAGTGGCGCAACACTGTCGCTGCCGACGCCGAAATCAAGTCCTACGCCACCGACGGCCGCACCGGCGCTGACGCTGTCAAGGTCGACATCGGCAAGGCCCTTGCTACGCTGCCGCCTCAGCTGGCGAACGAATTCAAACAGGCCATGGACGTAACAGGCGCAGGCGATCACCCCGCCTTCGTCAAGGCCATCTGGAAACTCTCACAATCGGTCATCGAAGGCAAGCCCGTCAGCGGCGCTGGCCCCAGTAAGTTTGGCCAAGCCGACCCAAGCCGCCCCGACAAGCCTTCGCCTGCCGCAGCCATGTACCCCAATCTCGCGAACGCAAGTCGCTAGACGCACGACCATCGACCGCCCGAGCCCCAGAGAGGGTTGAACGCCAAGGCCAGATCGGAACGTAGATGCCACTACTCACTCTTCCCTCAACCCTCTCTAGGAGCTCTCGCTTATGTCCACCATTGGCAATCTGGCACTAACCTATGCCGATTGGGCCAAGAGAATGGACGATGGCTATCGCGTAGCCACGATCATCGAACTCTTGTCCCAAACGAACGAAATCCTTGACGACATCCTCGTCATGGAAGGCAACCTGCCGACCGGTCACAAGACGACCGTCCGCACCGGCCTCCCTCAGGCCACGTGGCGCCTCCTGAACAACGGCGTCCCGAACGCGAAGTCGACCACCGCGCAGATCACGGACACCTGCGGCAACCTCGAGACGTATTCCGTCATCGACAAGGACATCGCCGATCTGAACGGCAACACGGCCGAGTTCCGCCTCAGTGAAGTCCGTGCCTTCCTCGAAGGCATGTCGCAGCAGGTCGCCTCGACTTTCATCTATGGCAACCAGCATCTCAATCCGGAACGCTTCACCGGCTTGGCCCCGCGCTACTCCACCGTCACCACTGCGTCCTCACAGACCGCCAACAACGTCCTCGACGCTGGCGGCACCGCGAGCAACGCTCAGACCTCCATGTGGATCGTCACGTGGGGCAACGACACCATCCACGGCATCTTCCCCAAGGGCAAGATCACCGGCCTCCAGCATCGTGACATGGGCGAGTGGCCTGTGGCCGACGCGAGTGGCAACACCTACCAAGCCTATCGCGACCACTTCAAATGGGAAGTCGGACTCTGCCTCCGCGATTGGCGCTACACCGTCCGCATCGCCAACATCGACCCTGCACAGCTGACGGGCGTCAGCGCCGCGAACCTGATCAACCTGATCGTGCGCGGACTCTATCGCCTGCCCACTGCCCCCGCGAACGCGACGGCAATCCAGACCTCGGACACTCCCGAAGTCCGTGCCAACATGGGTCGGGTGATGATCTACTGCAACCGCGTGATCCGCACCTACCTTGATCTTCAGGCGATGAACAAGACCAACGTCCTGCTCCGCCTCGAAGAGTTCAACGGTAAGGTCGTGACCACCTTCCGCGGCATCCCTGTTCGCACTTGCGATGCCATTGTCAACACCGAAGCTCAAGTTACCTGATCGGAGCACCCCATGATTCTTGACGCACTACTTCGCTTCTCCAATGCTCAGGCGATCACTGCCACCGCGGTTAGCGACAATGTGATCGACCTCGGCATTACCTCAGGCATCCCCTCGTCCGCGAATGGCGGCGGTGCTCGAGACATTGGCGTTGGCGACGACCCGGCAATGAAGCTGCTGGTTCAGGTCGGCACCGCGTTTGCCACACTGACGTCGTTGACCGTTGCCCTCCAAGGCGCGATCGATGATGGCACTGGCAACCCCGCCTCGTTCAGCACTTGGTGGGCATCGCCGGCTATTGCCGTCGCCTCACTCGTGGCTGGCGCCCGCCTGCTCGATATGGACATGCCTCGTCCGCCGCAGGGCATCGCGGTCCCGCGCTACCTGCGCCTGAACTACACCGTCGGCGGCAGCAATGCCACCGCCGGGACTCTGAACTCCTACATCGTCCTCGATCGGGACGATCAGATGTATCAGAGCACCAACAATGCCATCGCCGGGGGCTACCCCGCTGGCATCACTGTCGCCAACTGAGGGCCATGACATGAAGAAATGGCTTATCAGAGCCGCAGTTGCGGTGGGGCTTATGGCCCCACTCGCCCTGTGGGCTCAAGGCGTCTACACCAAGAACCTTGCGGGTCTTGAAATCGTCAACGCTGCCCTTCCGGGTGGCGGTTCAGCGATTCAAGTTCCGGCTTACGTTCTGCGCTCAGGTAATAACCACACGCTGGTCGCTACCGGCACCACCGTTAGCACAACTGCACGTGCGCAAGACGGCGACCTCATCGCCACCGGTGCTATCACCACTTGGAACGTAACGCTCCCAGCAAGCCCCTACACCGGACAGACCATCCGCATCTCTTGTCCGGGTGGTGACGTTACAACTCTGTCGATTGCGGCCGCATCAACGCCCGCGAGCACAACGATCGTCGGCACAAACCCAACGTCCTGCACCGCAGCTACAGCTACTGCAAGCACGTGGCAGTACTCCACCTCAGCAAACAAATGGTATAGGGTGCAATGATGCGCAAACTAGCTCGCTATCTCCTCCCATGTTTGCTCGTCCTGCTCCTTGCAGGCGGGCTCTCGTATGCGCAGACCATCGTACGCGCCATCCAGTTGTCGCAAGACACCTCTGGCGCATTCGGTGTTGATGCCAACAATGGCGTCTACTTCCCGGGCCACATTCTCTCCACAGGCACGGGCAGACCAGCGCCAACCCTTGGTGCATGCATCACTGGCGGCAGCCCAACACTTGTCGGTACTGACACCGCTGGCACGATCACCGCTGGCACCACGGCCTCTACCTCCTGCACAGTGACCTTCGGCACAGCCTACGCCGTAGCCCCTACTTGCACGGTGGCTTGGGCCTCAGGCCCCTTGGCCGCCATGTCATGGACGACCTCCACCACCGTCCTAACGATCACGCAGACTTCGAATGCGTCGTCGAAGATCATGTACATCTGCACCAGCACTAGCTGAGGACACCTCAATGCGCAAGCTCATCGCCGGACTGACTTCCAAGTTGCGGCCAGCCAGTCCGGCGCTGGCCATCACCTGTGCCATCCTATTCATTGTAGGCTTGGCTGGCTACGCCACGGCCCAGCGTGTGCAAGCACCGGGCAACACCGCGATCGTGTGTGCCTACAACTCCTCACCGCCCACACTCACGTCGGGCTGGTTTGGGTACGCCCAGTGCGATAGCAGCGGCAAGCTGATCACTTCGGCTGGTGGAGGCGGCGGCAGCGCAGTCACTATTGCCGATGGCGCTGACGTTGCTGAAGGCGCAACCACAGACGCAGCGGCCACACAAGGAAGCACCGGTACAGTATCGGCCAAGCTGCGTACAGTAACTTCGCAGCTGAACACGATCGCTGTCACAGGCATCCCAGTCACCAGCACACCGGGCGTCGGTGCGACTGGCTCCGCTGCCACCGCGAATGCACAGCAGACCGGTGCCCTCACCGGCTCAGCCACCACTGGCGGCAAACTCCAGAACGTCATCCAGTGCGACAATCATGTCTTTAAGCATATTACCTCCGCGACCGACACCCTCGCTGTGCAAGGCGTCACCTCACAGATCATCTACATCTGTGCGTGGCGTTCCCGTGCCGCAGGTGACGCAACGTGGTATCTCGAGAACACCGCCAGCGTGAACGCTAACTGCTCTTCATCGAACACCCAGCTGACTGGCGTCGCAACCGAAACCGCCAACTCAGGCGAAGTCTTTGCGCCGCCATTCTGGACTGGCCTCAAGAACACCGTTAGCAATGGCCTGTGCATAAACTCCACAGGCACTGGTGGTGTCGACATCGACATTTGGTACACTCAGTTCTGAGGCCCGCAATGAAACGGTTCTTAGCTAGCCTCTTTGCGCTTGTAATTGCTACTCAAGCGGCACTGGCAACAACGCTGCCGTTAACTGGTGCTGGCGCGGGTGGCCCAACAGCTACCCCAGTTAGTAACGCCTGTATTTCATCGGGCGGTACAACGATCACCTTCACTGCTCAAGGCACAGGTGGAGCCAACTCCAACCGCATAACTGTGGTGTCTATCAACTGGGATGATAGCACTGTCGCCAACACTGCCGAACTAACCGCCATGACCGTTGGTGGCATCTCAATGGCGCGGGCCGTCCGCGCACAGGGCGACGACCAGAGCAGCAATTCCGAAATCTGGTGGGCGCAGAATCCAACTGGCACAACGGCAAACATTGTCGCTACCTTCTCGACTGCTGTTGACGGTATCACCATTGAGGTCTACAGCCTCATTGGCTATTACGGAGTGCCCCTTGCCACTACTGTGGGCACCACTACGGTATCACAAGGCTATAACAACAAGCAGGTTGCCCTTGCTGCGGGTAGCAGACGTGTGAACGTTTCCACGTCACTATCCAATATGACGAATGACTTTTCCTCCGCGTGTGGGTCCAACCTTTGGGGCGTCCACGCCTCCCAAAAGCTTAACGGCAACAACCAAACACTTACCAGCACGATCTCCCCGACTTCCAACACGCCGCTGATTGCCCTCGCGGTTTGGAATACGGTTCCGCTTGGCACATGTACTGAAGCCAGCAACTTCCTCGCCAGAACTTCCGGGCTGGACCTAAACCATACCGCTGCCTATCAAGTCTTGATTTGCGGCCTTGTCACCGACGGCGTATGGCCTCACTTCGACTTTCTCCATGTCCCGGCTGCGCAGGATAGCACTACCGCGCTTCTCAACTTAGTTTCGTCCAGCTATCCACTGGTTGCGCATGGCTCTCCGACATGGACAAAGGACAGAGGCTACACCGGGGTCGCTGGATCGACAACGGTCTACCTTGACACCCAATTTCCGCCTTCCACTGCTGGCGGCCAGTTCGCTCAGAACTCAGCGCACATTGCCATTTGGGATTTGCTAGACCAAGCGGCAGGCAACACCGTCGCGATGGGCAACGAGAACGGCTCCAACAAAGTCACTCAGATAATTCCGAAGTTTGGTGACGGCAATATGTATTTCCGCATGAATGGCGGAAACACGAGCGGCACTGCTATCGGAACGACGCTTGGGCAGTACATCACCAATCGTCCAAACTCCTCTACTGTCCAAGGGTACAAGAACGCCAATCCGGTCTTTTCTGCCTCTGATACATCCGCTGCATTGCTGAGCGGTAACCTGTTTGTACTGGCAGAGAATAATGGCTCTGGTACTGCGGGCGGCGGCTGGGATGGGCAGGTCGCTAGTGACAGCGGTGGGTCATCACTTAGCGCGACCGATGCAGCTAATTACTATTCTAGGATGCAGAGGTACCTGATAACGCTAGGAGCGATCACTAGTTGCTCCACAGTCCAATGGCAAACTTCCACTGCTGTTAACATCTCCCTCTCCAACAACAACCTCACCGCCACTACCACGTCTGCAAGTGTGGGTGGTGTGAAGCTTGCGGATGCGTGCTCTCGTAACTCCGGCAAGTTCTACATTGAATATACTTTGACTACCACAACTAGTGGAGGAAGCACGGGCCCCGGAATTGGTATAACATCGGCATTCTACAGTAGCTTAGGACTTAATGCTACTGGCGGCGTTATGATGTATCCAAAGTCCAACGGTAACATTTGGTCTAATGGTTCTAACTTACAAACGTTAGCCACTCGTTCTAGTGGTGATGTTATTGGCATGGCCATTGATCTAGATAACCGTAAGGCGTGGTATAGGGTTGCTCCTTCTGGTAACTGGAATGGCCAACCTACTGACAATCCGGCTACCAACACCGGTGGAGTTACTATTCTAGCTGGTTTTATAGTTCCGTTCTATGTATCCAACGCTAATGCTCAGGTCACCACGGCCAACTTCGGCGCGTCAGCATTCACTGGCGCAGTCCCATCTGGCTTTACTTCTGGATGGCCCGCGCAATGAAGCTGATCAAACCCACACGGCGGAAGTTCTTAACAGGCGCAGCGGCCACGCTGTTCATCCCGGCTGCGCCTGCGATCATACGCCCTGTCGAAGCACAGTTTGGTGGCTGCCTCCCGGCGCTGTGCGCCACGCCAGTCGCGCCCGGATGCCCACCCTGTGCCCCAATCGTGACGGTTAACACCAAGACTATCGATGGCACTGCTGGCGGCCAATTCACCCGCACGAACACTGGCACGATCACACTGACCACGACACAGACCAACGATGTCGCCGTGCTTATCTACTACCACGAAAGCGACAACCTTGCAGCGGAAACGATCGCCAGCGTCACCTCCCCGAACCTAACTTGGGTCCATCATCGCACCTACAACCCGACCGTTGGTGGCAACCCGTGGGACTTCGAAATCTGGTATGCGCCAGCGCCTGTGGCTGTGACGGCTGAACTGATCACCATCACCCTTACCGGCACAATCGACGGCGCAGCATACCACGCCTTCGGTGTCAACGGCTGCCCAAACATCTCCTCACCATGGGACCCCAACTGCACGCTGCTCACTTCACAGAACTCCGTCGGCCCGGCCGCGAGCAACACCGTCGCTGGTGTCGACACCTGTAGCACCGGACCAATGATCATTGGCTTCACCGGTATGGCCAACCTTCCGACCCCGATCATCCCACCCGGTGGTGCCACCCCAATCCGTGCCGACGAGCACAACAACAGCCCAGTGCTCTTTGCTTGGTTTACCTCGTTCTTCCAAAACTTCGCGGTAGCAAACTCAGGCGCATCCTACACCACAACCCCAACGGCCGGTACCCCATTTTGGGGTATGGTAATCGACGCGTTAATCTAACCAAAGGAGGGCCAAATGGCTCGATGGCGTTTAATGTCTTCTCACTACGTTAATGTGGAACAGCTGCCCGATGGCACTAAGATCGAATGGGAGCACAAGGAAACTGCACGCGAGAGCGGCCGCACAGTGCGCAAGCTCTATCCCGTGCCGATGCTCCTCGACCCGAAAGACGCAGCGGATCACAACTATCCCGGCGAGATTATCGTGGCGAACAAGTTCGATCGCGCATATCCCAACGACATCATCCTCATCGGCGATCCCACAGATGAGATGGAACCCCTCGACGACGAGGCCGAAGCGATCCTTGCGCCCATACGCGAGCGGAAGGTCCATCCGATCGATAGCCTTCCGATCAACGGCGGGATGTCCACGGCCGAGCAGAAGTTCATGGAGAACATGATGGCTCAGTTCGCTAAGGAAATCGGCGCATCGATGCCGAAGGCCAACGCGGCTGTGCCCAATGACGAGGTCACTGAGCTTAAGGAACGCCTCGCTAAGCTTGAAGCGTTGCTGCTTGCACAGGCGAAGCCTGCCGCCACTCCCGCTATCGCTCGAAGGGCATAAGCCATGGGCATTATCCAAACTGGTCCCGGATCACCACTTGCTTTCGCGTCGGCCAGTGGGGGTAAGATTTATGGCTACAACAACATCAACGAAACGACTGCCACGATCGTGGCGAAAATCAATCCGTTGCGGCAGTCGATCACCTTCCACAACCCCAATTCCTTTGACGTATTCGTTGCACCGCAGTTTGTGCAGAACGTCTTAGGCACCGCCCCGACGCAGCCATCTGATGTTGCGCTAGTACTCGCCAATAATGCGTTGGGCGGAAGCTTCCGTGTCTATGGTAATGGCGGCGCTCTCACTGTCACCGGCGAATGTCAGCACGCATGGCAAGCCCTCGCCGTAACTGGCGCTGGCACAGGCGTTGCCCTTACCGTGATGGAGTCGAATACATGAAGCGACTCCTTCTAACCCTTTGCGTTGCCGTAGGTTTTGGTTGGGCCATCTTACCCGCTGAACATCAAGTCGCATGGGCGCAGAACACCACGTGCTCTGATCGGCCGCCCACGGACTCCTCAAACGCTTGCGCGAACACTCGGTTCGTCCATGCGAATGCTATCCCGGCGTTGCCTAATGGGGAAATCTTCATTGGCAACATCTCCAACGTTCCCACCGCGCGAACGATGTCGGGCGATTGCACCATCACCAACACGGGTGTGATTACCTGCGTAGGTGGTGGCGGCTCGGCCGTAGTTGGCACCATCTTGCCTTGGGCAGGTGCTACGGTCCCACCGACCTACCTACTTACCTACGGCCAAGCAGTCTCGCGTACCACCTACTCGCACTTGTTCAGCGCTATCGTCTCCTCCGATAGCATCACTTGCTCCAGTGGCTCTCCGACCGTAACCGTATCAGCTGCCACCGCTCAGCGCGTTCCTATCGGTGCGCCAATTGAAGCCTCAGCCTGCTTCGCACCGGGGACCCTTGTTGCCACCAAGGGCTCCACCACCATCAGCATGAACTCCAATGCTATCGCCAGCACCTCCACAACTCTTCGCGTGTTCCCATGGGGCAATGGCGATGGCTCGACTACGTTCAACGTCCCCAACCTTCAAGGCCGTTCGACTGTTGGCCGCGATAACATGCAGGGCACAGCCGCGGGTGTGCTGACCTCGACCTACTACAACGCCAATCCCGATGCGCTGAATGCTCTTGGTGGGGCGCAGTCGACGACGCTTGGCACTAGCAACCTACCTGCATACACCCCAACAGGCTCCATCACGGGAACGGTGACAACTAGCATCAACGACCCCGGCCATGTGCATAACATGTCAAGTTATGTGCGCTTTGTGTCCCCATTTGGCTTCCCCGGTGTTACATCTGGCGGTGTCGCTGCTTCGCTTACTAATGTCAATCAGAACACGGATGTGAGCACTACTGGTATCACGGCCACAAGTAGTACGGCTGGTATGACCTTCACCGGCAATGCTCAGGGCGGCTCGTCCACAGCCTTCTCACAAGTCCAACCCTCCGTTACTCTTGACTGGATCATCAAGGCCGAGCCTGATGCAGGGCTGACCAACGACAACATTACGGTTGGTGTGACGACGGTCACCAGCGGCAGCAATACCAATGTTCTCTACAACAACAACGGCGTCGTAGGTGAGTATGCGATCGCCACCTTCCCCGATATGTACGCTGGCACAGCCGCCAACAAGCTGGTCACTCCCAGCACCATTTGGCCGCCTGAAGTCACGGTCACCTACGGCACCACGACCACGTTCGACATGTCGACGTTCCGCGATGCAGTCGTGACGCTCACTGGTGACATCACTACGATGACCGTCTCTAACGTCGTCGTCGGCAAGTCCGGCTCCATCACCTTCATCCAAGACTCCGGCGGTGGCCACACAACCGTTTGGGACTCCAAGTTCAAGTTCGCCGGTGGTACGACACCCACGCTTACAACTGCGGCCAATGCCGTCGACATCCTCAACTACCAGTGTCGTACCTCCACCTTCTGTTTCGCGGCAATGATGAATGATGTAAAATGAACGCACCAGAACGCCACGAGCCAAAGCTTGACGAGAGCGTCACTGAACGTGACTTGCTATTCCGCATCGCTAACGATCTAAAGATACTCCGTATTCAAAACACAGAGCTTCTGAAGTTCTACCGCGATGCAGAGAGCGAGGTCCCCGAGTCCCTTCGCCGCTTCGCCAACTACTTCCACGACGTGCATGACATCAAGTACATGTACGAAGAACACGGCACGAAACCTCCGCAGCACATTCTCGACGAAATCGAACGCCTCGATGATCGGTACCGTCAAATCCTCAAGGCGCACAACACCGACGGTGGGGTCATCGAAAAGGTGCGGCGTGAGATGGCCGGGGATAAGGACAATCGTTACGACCACGCCAAGCAACTTACGTTCAAAGGGAGTCATCAGACATGAAGCAAGGAAACGGAAATAGTACCAACTCGGGGCAGAAGCGAGAGCCGATCGCTCATGCCGTATCACCCGCAGCAGTAAGCGAAATCGGCATCCATCAAGTCCGCGCGAACTCACTTCCACTCTACGAGGGCCGCGGACTCGAAGCGCCCATGCAAGGGCAGACCAACCACCCAACCGGAAGCCAAGGAAAGCACAAATGACCATTTCATACGAACGCGCTAAGTTACTGATGGACGTCATCAAGGGCTCTGCCGATCTCGGTCCCCGCGATGCCAATTCCCTGTCGGCCCTCGCTGCGGCGGAACTTAAGGAAATGGACGACGAGGCCAAGGCCGAACTCGACGCCCGAGCGAAGAAGGCTGCCGACGAGGCCGCGAAGCAGGCGGCCATCGCAGCTGAGAAGGCCAAGGCACAGGAAGCCATGCAGTCTAAATCAGCCGATACCACTTACGTTGAAAGGAGGCCAATATGAGCGATCGCGACATCCTTGGTGAGTTCGGCAACGACTCTGGTGCAGGCCAGAAGCCCCGTGCCACCAACGGCGGCCACATGCCCGTGAGCCCCATCCCGTACTCCCCGCCATCGGCTCAGGTCCCCATGTCGCAGAAGCCGGGCATCGGTGGCACCAACCACGGCCAGTGCGGCACGCAAGGTAAGCACTAATGACCTCAACCGTAGACGTCGTCAATCGAGCGCTGCAAACCATCGGCACCCGCACGACGGTGACTGCGGCTGAGCTTACCAACCAAACCACCAACGAGGCCATCCAAGCAAACCTAATCCTCGAGAACATGCGAGATGACTTGCTTCGGATGGCCCCGTGGGACTGCGCACTCAAAACGGCCAACCTCACTTACATCACTTCGGTGCCGGGCACCCCAGAGAACACTTCCCCGGCAACGCAGCTGTGGACGCCCGGTCAACCAGCCCCGCCATGGGCGTATGAATATCAGTACCCCGTCGATTGCTTACGGGCCTGTTACATCATCCCTGCCAACCAGACTGGCTTCTCCGGGGGTATCCCCATAACTACTGCCGTGACCGGAGGCGCTAGTGCTTTTTGGCAGGGCCCACCAGTCAGATTTAAGGTGCAAGTCGATGAATTCTTCCCTGTCACCGCGGCAGCTGTTGTTGCTGGAGGTAGCGGATATGCAGTGGGAGATGTCATCACTTTGCCTCTTGGTCCTACGACTAGTCCGCCAATTGGAGCTCCCGTACAACTACACGTCGATAGCGTGGGTGTCGGCAATGCTGTCGCAACAGTTAGCGTCGTCAACGTTATTAACGGAAGCGCTTCTCCCCTTGGAGGATCGTATTTCGCAATCCAGACTGGAACGATTGCACAGGATACTACGACCGGATCAGGTACAGGTGCTAGCTTCACTCTTACACAATCGAGCACGAAGGGGACCCAGCGTGTAATCTTGACGAACCAAGAGTTCGCTACGTTAGGGTATGTGAAGCAAGTTACCGATCCCAACGTGATGGATACGCTGTTTCAAACCGCGTGGATCAATCTGCTGGCCTCGGGCCTATGCATGGCCCTACGTGGGGATAAGACCCTAGCCAATTCGCTGATCCAAGAAGTGAACCTCGCGATTGAGGCGGCCCGCGCGGTTGATGGCAACGAAGGCCTCACGATCAACGACGTCACCCCTGACTGGATTCGCGTCCGTGGCGTCGCTTGGGACGATGGCTACATGAGCGGACCCTACAGCAGCTTCGACTGGGGAGGAATGTGGCCCGCATACTTCTAGGCCACGGTAGCATCACATGCCTAATGACATTATCCAAGCTTCGTTTAACTCCGGTGAATGGTCGCCGAAGCTCTTCGCGCGTGTGGACCTCGCGAAGTATAAGTCCGGCGCTGCGCTGCTCGAGAACTTCTTTGTGGACTATCGCGGTGGGGCCAGCACTCGGCCCGGCACGAAGTACATCCTTCAGTGCCGCTACCCAACACTTAATGTTCGGCTGATCCCCTTCCAAGCCAGCTTCGACATTGGCTACGTCCTTGAGTTCGGTCACGGCTATATCCGCTTCTTCTTCAATGGCGCGCCGGTGCTAGAAGCCCCAGTTTCGATTACCAATGCCACTCAGGCCAACCCTTGCGTGATCACAGTACCCGGCCACACTTACGCCGTTGGTGATTGGATATTTGTCTCCAATGTCGGTGGCATGACGCAACTGAATGGTCGCTACTTTATCATCCTTGGGGTGTCGGGTAATGACATAACGCTGGGTGCGATCCTCAACAACGCCAACATCGACTCCACAGCGTACACCGCGTATACCTCTGGTGGGTCCACTGAGCGTGTATATGTCTTGCCTGCACCTTATTCGCATTTGGATCTCCGTGGCATCAAGTTCGCACAGAACGTCTCGCAGATGATCCTGTGCCATCCGAGCTACGTTCCGTATGTGCTGACGCTGATTTCGCCGACGAATTGGACCATCCTGCCGATAGTGTTTGGCACCACCGCTGCGGTTCCGGGTGGTGTGTCAGCAAACACGACGCTTGGCGCTGGCACGGTCAATTACGCCTATTGCGTCACCGCTGTGGATGGCAACGGTGAGGAGTCGACACAGTCTGCGACAGCCACGTTGACCAACCTTCAGGACCTGCGCACAACCGCTGGGTCCAACAGCTTATCTTGGTCCGCAGCGACTGGAGCCGTGGCTTACAACGTCTATAAGACTGACGTGAGCTACTTCGGTACTGTGCCTGTTGGCGCGACCTTCGGATACATTGGCACCACTGAAGCCCTCACGTTCATTGACTCCAACATCGCGCCTGACTTCACGCAGACCCCGCCGATTGCCAAGAACCCATTCATCGGCCAAGGCGTGTCCTCGGTCGCAGTCACCGCGCCGGGCACCTACACGCTAGTCCCGTCAGTATCATTCACAGGTGCAGCGAGCACAATCGCAGCGTCCGCCACCGCGACGCTCACAGTACAGACTGCCGCGGTTGCTGCCGGTGGTGCCGGTTACACCGTTGGCGACGTTGTCACCTTCACCAATGGCGTGATCCTCATTGTCGCGACTGAGGTCGCTGGCGCCGTACTCACTTGGACCATCAGTAGCGCGGGCACCGTTGTGTCAGGCTCCACTCCAGCGAACCCGGTCGTGCAGCTTAGCACCAATGGCGCAGGCACTGGTGCAACGGCTACACTGACTTGGGGCGTTGGCTTCGTCACCGTGACTGGACCCGGTTCGGGCTACACCTCCACACCAACCGTCACATTCTCGGCTGGCGCAGCCACAGCAACCGCCGTGGTTAGCAGCACCGCCGCGGGCAATCCATCCGTGCCGGGGTTCTTCCAGCAGCGATTGATCCTTGCCGCTACGCCAGTTGCGCCACAGACCTTCTACATGTCGCAGCCCGGCGCTTACTTCAACTTCAACGTCTCGCAGGTCACGCAGGCCGACGACGCTATCACTGGCACCTTAGTCAGCGGCCAATTGAACACGATCCGAGCGATGGTATCCCAGCCCTCGGGTCTGCTTATGTTCACCGATCGGAACTCGTGGCTGATCAATGGTGGCACGGGTCAAGGCTCAGCCGTTACTCCAACAGCTTTGGTGGCCAATGCGCAAAGCTTTAATGGCATTTCAGATGTTCCGCCGATCATTGCGAACTTTGATGTGCTCTATGTTCAGTCTAAGGGTTCTATCGTCCGAGATAGTGCATACAACATCTACGCCAATGTTTACACCGGTACCGACATCTCAGCTATTGCCAGTCATCTTTTTTATAATCATACTGTCGATGAATGGGCTTGGGCCGAGGAACCTTTTAAGATCGTCTGGGCCGTCCGCGACGACGGGGTGATGCTAACGCTGACGTTCCTTAAGGAGCAGGAGTTCATCGGTTGGTCTCACTCGATCACCGACGGACTGTTCAAGTCAGTGTGCACGGTCGTTGAGAATACAGCCATTGCTGGCGAGGTCGATGCGATCTACACTGTCGTCGAACGCACCATCGAAAGCGTCACCACGAAGTACATCGAGCGCGTAGTTGAACGCGCCTTCGCACATGGGGTCGAAGATGCATGGTGTGTGGATTGCGGCATTGGTTATTCTGGCTCTCCTGCTACTACATTTTCTGGCGCAGAGTTCATCGGTGGGCAAACCGTCACGGGGCTTGCAGACGGAGAGGTCATTACTCCATTCGTGATGCCAGCGGATGGGATATTCACGCTGGGCACAGCAGCGAGCAAGGTCACTGTAGGCTTGCCCTACACTTGCAAGCTTCAGACCCTACCGCTGGAGATGGGTGAGCCGACGGTACAAGGCAAGGTGAAGAAGATCAACTCGGTGGATGTGCGTGTTGCGGAGACACTAGGGCTTGCCATTGGTGGCGACTTCAATAGCCTGACATCGATGAAAGACCTTGTGCGTGGTAACGTCTCGTCGATGCTGACCGGACTTGCTTCGCAGGTCGTTACGGACCTAGTTGATGGCGACGCCCGTACCTTCCTTGGCCCCAGCTTCACCGTGTACGGTCAGTATTGTATCCAGCAATCCGATCCGCTGCCCGCCACGGTACTTGGCGTTATCTCCAACACGACCGTTGGCGACGATGGCGGGAGGGGCCGCGGATGAGCCTACACATCCAACCCGTTGCCGCCGGTGAAGCCTTTGATTTGATCTGTGGCGATTACTTCGGTTCGCTGAACCAGATCGATCAAGAAACAATGCAGCGCGCGATGGTCAACTCCGCGAAGCTATGGATATGTAGTCAGAACGGTGAAATCCTCTGCATGTGGGGATTGATCCCGCCGACGATGCTGAGTGACCGTGCGTACTTGTGGATGCGTACCACGGAGCATCTCAAGGAGCACGTGTTCCTGTTTGTGCGCCATTCACAGCGCGTGCTCGCTGAGGCACATGAGCACTATCCAATTATTGTGGGTCACTGCCTCGTGTCCAACCATAAGGCCATCCGCTGGCTCAAGTGGCTTGGCGCACAGTTCGGTGAACCCGTTGGCGAATTCCTCCCCTTCGAGATAAAGGCAAAGCTATGGCCTCTGGTATAGGCGCAGTCGGGATCGGAACAAGCTTGGCTGGCGGCCTGCTGTCGGCCTTTGGGGCCAACAAGGCTGGTGAGAACCAGCAAGCGATGTTCAATTACCAAGCGCAGGTCGCGCGGATCAATGCGCAGATTGATAAGCAGAACGAGGAGTATGCGCGCAATCAGGGCGAGATACAGGCCACGCAGTATGGCATGAAGGCTCGGCAGCAGGCTGGCGCTATTCGTGCTGCGCAGGGTGCAAGCAACATCGATGTGAACTCCGGCTCTGCCGCGAAAGTACAAGCGGATCAACGCTTCATTGCACAAACAGACTTGACGCAAATCCGCAGCAACGCCGCTAAGGTCGCGTACGACTACGACGTCAAGTCCGTAATGGACCTCAATCAAGCCAACCTCGATGTGATGGCTGGTGAGAACGCCAAGCAGGCTGGCAACATCAACGCAATGTCGAGTATCCTTGGCACCGTCGGTAGCGTAAGTTCGAAGTGGCTGCAAGGTGGGCAACAAGGTATGTGGAGCACGGGGATCGGATAATGCCACAGGTTCCATTCAGCGGAGTCCCCGAGGTTCGGCCGGAGTTAAATCCGACGCCGCGCTATGAGGCCAACGTCCGGCCCGAGTCGTTTGGGGTCAACGTCGCACAAGCCATCCACGGCATGGGCAACACGCTCTCGTCTGCTGGCAACGAGATGTTCGCGCGTGGCATGGCCATGCAGGACCTCTATAACCACACGGTTACACAGGAAGCCGTCGTCAAGAACATGAAGGCCGCTGGCGAAATCAACGCCAAGCTGGACTCCATGGAACAGAAGAACGCTGTCGATTACTACGCGAAGGGCTTCTACGAGGACCTCACCGCTGCACGTAAGAGCATCCGCGACAGTCTGCCAAACGACATGGCGAGGAAGCTCTACGATAGTGAAACCCTGCGCACTACTGGGCAGTCTCTTATGTCCGGTGCGCGTCATGCTGGTGCGGAGAATAAGAAGTACGCCATTGGCACCAGTAACGCAGTAATCGAGGAAAGTCGTAATCGAGCTATGGCTAATCCTAGCGACCCGACAATCTTC